CTCCCTCTGCGAAGCAGCGGTACTTTCATGCGAAGACGGACTTGTCGAAGTTTGTTTCTAATCGACGCAAAGAGGGGTACAACATCTGATGGTTTTGGTGACAGACACCTTAACAAGAACATACGGCAAGGAGATAGACATGCAAGAACCCACGAGGGAGCAGTTTGAGGATTGGTACAGAGAGGCTTGGCTCAACGACATTCGTAAGGAGAAGGCGAAGAAGCAGGTTGCGGTGGTTGAAGAGCCACCCAAGAAGCTGAAGGCGGTAAAACCGAAGGCGGTCGAGAGGATTAAGCTATCGGAGAAGGCTCGGGTTGTGAACCGAATGGTGATCCGAGGATTTAATTCATACGAGATATCCGACATGTTGGGTGTATCTCGGCAGTCAGTAGATCAAATCAGAAATCGGTACGCGTTACCGAGACAGGACGAGGAATGAAACGAGAAGAGATATTGGACACGGCGAAGCAGTACGTCACCGTGGACCGTGCAGCGACGCACGGGGGATCGGAAGACAGCTTCGGTACGATTGCGCGGTTTTGGTCGGCGTATTTGGATCACACGATCTCGGAGGCGGACGTCTGTGCGATGATGGTTTTGTTGAAGGTCGCAAGAATTAAGGGGAACCCAACGCACATCGACAACTGGATCGACACGGCGGGGTACGCGGCCATTGGGGGAGAGGACTGAATGATGAGATACGCGATACTGTTTGAAATAGATTTCGGTCAAACCGAATACGTTCGTACTACCAACCCGTTCCATGAACGCTCGCCTGTGCTGTTGTTTGATAACCTAGAAGACGCAAAGCGGGAATCATCGAACTGGAACACAGGGGTTGCGGTGGTGTGGGATCGTGGGGACGCTGATGAAAGTGATAGGTGATAGCGCATTTGGTAGCACGAACATCTGCAAACCGCCCGATACCGGCAAGGTTTAACGTCCCCAAGGAGTTGATAAATGGACCCGAGACTAGATTCAATAAAAGATTTAATCCGCAACACAGAAAAAACACTTGACGAGATCGAATGGGTAAACCCATCGGACCCGCGGATTGAACAACTCGTCAAAGAACTTAACACCCTAAAAGAAAAGGAAGCAAAAGGTGAACTATATGAACCAAGGTTTTAAGACAACTGCAATGAACATCGTCATTGAGAACATGACCCACGCAGGTAGTGGGTTTGGGATCACGGATCAGGGAGAGGCAGTCTTTCTGTCTAGGCGACAGATGGAGGTTATGGAGATTGAAATCGGCGATCTTTTGACAGCGCACTGCATACCGAACTATGAAGACAAGCGGGATCAGATCCCGTGGCGAGCGATCCGAGTGGACCGTGGGTCCGTGACCCAAGATCCAGTGGACGTGCCTAAAGGACCGACGGCAGCTGAGATTGAACAGACCATCGAAGACATACTGGATAGCTTCGATGATTTCTTCACAACGAAAGAACTTGCGGACAATGTGGGGACGGACACCAAGAGTGCGGGGAACGCGTGTCTGCGATTGTTCAACAAGGGCAAGATCGTGAAGTCCGATGTGTATGCTGCACCGAACCAAGAACGTGCGTCATGGAACCTGTGGGCTCGCAACACAGAACCGTTTAAATAACTTGCAGACAGCCCCCAGACAACGTATAAGTTTATAACAAACGGAATACAACTGGGGGCACAAATGGCTCGGAAGAAGATGAAAGAAAAAGATAAGACGCACTTTCAGAACGTCGGTCTGTTGAAAGAGGACCACGAACTGCTGAAGAAGTTAGCGGACAGTGAGCAGAGATCGATGGCGCGTCAGCTATCGGTTCTGATACGCAAAGCGGTTGCCGAAAAAGAAGCGGCCTGATACACTAGACGCACTGCTCTGATACCCACATCGCCTTATGGGTATCCGCCTCAACTGCCCCGCTTTCGCGGGGCTTCTTTTTTGTATCCACGGATATCTGATTTTTTAGCTGCGCCTCTGGACGTAAGACCTGTGAAGAAGGCCTTGGCAACATCCATGTCGAGCCCTGTCATTGCGGCCAGTTCTTTGGCTTGGGTCTCGACATGTGCGTAATTGTTTGTGCGCTCTACCATCAGCTTGGTTATTTTTTCGGGATCAAAGTCAGCCATTCTCTTGCCTGTTCACCTAAAACCTTTGCACCGATATCGATCTTTTCGCGGAGGGCTTTCACGATACGTTCATCGATGGTGCCTTCGGAGATCAAGTCGATGTATGTCACGTTGTTCTTTTGACCAATCCTGTGTGCGCGATCCTCTGATTGGATGCGGGTCTCAAGATTGAAGTCGTTCGCGTAGTATACCACAAGATTGGCTTCGGTTAAAGTCAGCCCGTACCCTGCGGTTGCGGGGTTGCCGACGAAGAACTTCAGCTGTCGGCCTTGTTGGAACTCTTTGATGATGCGGTTGCGCTCTTCGTCTGTGGTGTCCCCGTAGTATGCGGCGGCACATCCTTGTCCGAACTTGTCGTTCAGCATCTGCGTGATCTGTTGGATGTCGTACCGAAAGCGGGACCAGATGATTGCTTTGCCGTCATGCTCTTCGAGGATTTCTTCCAGTGACTCCATCCGCTTTGATGGGAAGTACAGCATGTCCCCCTCGTCGGTCTTGAGATGGCCTGACATGATCTGCTGTAGCCGTAGCATCTGGGTGATGACGGCAGGAGCCGTGGACATCTCGCCGTTGTCGAGCAGAACCATGGCGTGTTGACGGATCTGGTTGTACATGTTGCGCTGCTCGTCGGTCAGCCCGACGTACCGTGCGGTGTAGACCTTTTCGGGTAGATCGAGGCAGTCTTTCTTGAGAACACGGAACGAGAACTGATCAATTCGGTCCGTCAGTTCATCGAGATTGCGGAAGCCGACGATCTGTTGGAATGCGTGTGCGCCCATGGTCTTACGCTGGACCACGGCGTACCGCCCCTGGAACGCGTAGTAGCTGTCGTAGCCCAGGAGCCCAGGGCGTAGGAACTCTGTCTGCGAATAGATATCCATCGGGCTTTTGGTGACGGGAGACCCTGTCAACAGACGGCGGAACGCGAACCCTGCGGCGATCTTCATGAGTGCCTTGGTGCGTTTGGCCTTGTGGTTTTTGATGGTGGTGCTTTCGTCGATGGCAATCAGGCCCTTTGGGCCCAGAGCCTTGGACATCCACATCCCACCCTGCTGTCCTTTAAGAGAAGAGAACGCTTCAACATTCATGACAAAGATGGTGAGCCCATCGAACTTGTCTTTGACGGAGCGCATCTCTGCCTGTTGTGCTTTGTTCGGCGAGGCGACCCAACGAATCACCCGATGTGGTACGTCATCGGACATGTGTTCTGGGATTTCCTTGGCGACCCAGTTGCGGTACACGCCCTTCGGTGCGATGATGAGGGCGAAGTTGATGTCGCCACTCAGGTACAGCATCCCAACGTTGTCGATCAAAACCTTTGATTTGCCTGTCCCCATCTCCATGAAGTAGCCAAATTCTGTTTGTCTCGCCCCGTATCGCAGCGCATCTTTTTGATGCTGAAAGGGCGGAAGTTTAAATTTGTAGTTGACATCCATCACATATCTCCACTAATGTCTACCGTACGGATAGCACGAAGCTACCGCAGAAAGCAACCCTGAAGAGGAAAAACTTATGAGCGATATATTCGACGACATATTCGATGAAGGACAGGCTCTGTCCAACGTTGATACGAACACAGGAAAGCAGTTAAGCCAACTGGTTCGAACCCTCCGTAACGTAGAACAACAGATCGACGATGCGGAAAACCACCTGAAAGATCTGAAGTCCCTGAAGCACAAGCTGTCTGTTGAGAACATCCCGCAGCTGATGGATGAGATGGGCGTTGAGCGGCTTGATGTCGACGGCGTGGTTGTTGAGCGCAAGATGATCGTGAGTGCATCGATCCCAGTTGCGCGGAAAGACGAAGCCTTTGCTTGGCTGAGAGAGAATGGATTGGACGACATCATCAAGAACGACGTCACCGTTTCGTTTGGCAAGGGGGAAGACAATGTGGCAGGAGACGTGGTCGGTCTGCTACAGGACCGTGGCTTTGATCCACAGACAAAGACCCATGTTCATCCATCTACACTCAAGGCGTTTGTTAAGGAACGCGTGGAGGGTGGCAAGCCAATCGACCTCGATTTGTTCGGGGCCTTTATCTCAAACGCAGCGCAGATCCGGAGGAAAGCATAATGGCTAACGCAGTTGCAACAAAGAAAAATGCAGAGTTAAGCACCGATGTCATGGACGACATCTTAGAGTTCGCCGGCGAAGGTGCGGCGTACGACAGCAGCGAGATGCAGATCCCGTTTGTTCGTATTCTTCAGGCGATGTCGCCACAGTTGAAGAAGCGTGAAGCGGAGTACATCGAAGGTGCAGAACAAGGTGACATGTTCAACACTGTAACCAAACAGTTCTGGACTGGCGAAGACGGACTGATCGTGATCCCTTGTTTCCAGACCACGAAGTATCTGGAGTTCACACCTCGTGAACAGGGAGGTGGTTTCCGCGGCGAGATCGCAGCAACCGATCCAATCCTGCAACGTACCACACGGCAGGGAGCAAAAGAGATCCTGCCAACTGGCAATGAGTTGGTTAAGTCAGATCAGCACTACTGCCTGATTGTCGCAGAAGACGGATCCTATCAGCCTGTTGTGATCGACATGAAGTCGTCTCAGCTAAAGGTGAGCCGCCGTTGGAAGACGCAGATCGCCCTGCAAAAGGTCAAGCACCCGAAGACAGGCCAGTCGATTACACCTCCGCTCTTTGCAAATCAGTGGAAGTTCACTACTGTTGAAGAGAGCAATGACCAAGGGTCGTGGTTCAATTACCAAATTGAATTGGTAGGGTTGATCCAAGATCGTAACTTGATGTTAGAAGCCAAAGCCTTCCGAGACAGCGTTGCCTCGGGAGAAGTGAAAGCTGCACCGGAGGAGGGGCCGTCCACTGCCTCTTCTGCGGTAAACGAGAGCGACATTCCGTTCTAAGCAGCCTCGGGGTTAAGGGATCGGGACATGCCTTAACCCCACTTTTTCACACATTGGAGCAGTTTATGTCACAAGCAAAAAGACTGCTTGCCGCATACGTCGGGGCGACGAACGCTCACGGCACGACGATTGTTGGTCGAGTTGGGCGGAACGGTAAAGCAGAAAGCCAAAGTAGAATTGTCCGAGAGCCGCTGACCGAGGAGTTGGTACAGGGGCACATCGATGGGAAGCGTGGCGTTGGTGCGATCCCGATCAACGACGACAACGAATGCAAGTTCGGTGCGATTGACGTTGACGTCTACGACTTGAACCACAAAGAGTTGCAGGCCAAGATCCAAAAGTTGGACCTGCCATTGCTGCATTGCCGGTCGAAGTCGGGCGGTGCCCACCTGTATTTGTTTCTGAAAGAGTTTGAGAAGGCAGCCATTGTCCGAGAATATCTGACAGAGATGTCGATCCTCTTGGGGTACAGCGGATGCGAGATATTCCCGAAGCAGGACCAGATCATCGCAGAGCGTGGGGATGTGGGCAACTTTATCAACATGCCGTATTTTGACGCCGAGATGCCGCAGCGGTTCTGCTACAACGAGAACACTGAGGCGATGGAACTGGACGAGTTCTTGGACGCCGTTGAAAAGAAACGCACGTCGTTGGCGGAACTGGAAGCGGTTCGTGCCACAAAGAAGGTGCGCAAGCATTTCGAAGACGGGCCGCCCTGTCTACGGTACATATTCGAGAACGGCCCACAGTCGGAGCCACGCAACAAGCTGCTGTTTATGATAGCGTGGTACTGCAGGAACAAGTTCCCTGACAGTTGGCAGGAGGCGCTTGAAGAATACAATCGTACGCTCTGCTCCCCGCCTCTCCCTGCAAAAGAAATGGCGACGCTGATCGGGCAGCACGAGAAGAAAGATTACGGGCCTACCTGTAAGGACGAGCCGTTCAAGTCATACTGTGACCCGCAGCTTTGCGCAACGGCACGGTACGGCATTGGCTCAGATGCGCCGGATGCACCACAGGTTGGTG